TCTGAACGCGCCTGGTTTACCCATTCTGCTTTCGAAATCCTGCACCGCGCTTATTAATGTCGGCTGCGCTAAGTACGCATCAAGCTGATTCAGTTTCGCTTCCACGGCTTGATTTTGTATGCGCTGCTGATATCCTAAGTTCTCTTGCTCCAGATTGTATAGACGCTCATTATTTTTATAAGCTGCGTCCATCTTCTGGCGTTCGTCTTGTGGGAGTTCCTGATACTTCATAATTTCTATAGCACGTTTTAGCACCATATCGTCAGGAATATTTAACGTCTTTTGAAAAGATGTGAAATCTTCTCCCTGTATCATCTTATCTAATCTTTCGATTAGTTCTGTCTGCTGGCTAAGTCTTTCTATCTGTGGCTTCATCTCTGCCACTTCTGCATCATACTGCTCCATACGACTTTTAGCGAAATCTAATCCGCCTGCTTTCTCGTATAGCTCTTTGAGCTTTGCCTGATTTTCTTTTGTAACAACTTTTGCTACTTCAGGATCAAAATCAAATTCTTTGTTGCGAACTTTAAATTTAGTCTCTGGTTTCCACTCTGGTACAGCAGGAGTTTCCTCCGCTGGCGTTTCTTCCACAACTGCTTTTTCTTCAATAGCTGAAGTTTCGACAACAGGTGCCGATTCTACTACTGGGGTTTCGTCAACAATTACTTCGTTAGTTTCCATTAATGCTCCTTTGAGGATTGCCTGCCTCGCCTTGCATTTCACTTCCTGCGGATGCACTAGGGCTTGCCGTCCCTTGTTTGTTACTTGTCATCATCTGTGATATCTCCGATGCCACACCTTGATTCAAATCTTGGAATAGTTCAATTGGCTGTCCCTGAGCTTCTAATTGCTTTAGTAGCCAGTCTATCGCCATATATGGGATAGATGCTCTAGTAGACTTGCCATTTGCGTCTTGAATATAGAAGTCACACTTAACCATATAACCATCAGTAGGTATGTAGCCATCTTTAGCTCTCTGAACTTGTAGCGCCTGCTGTGCTTCCAATTGTTCATGTTGCCCCTTATAGTCAGCAAATGCTTGCTGGATCTGTGGTGCAAGAAATCTAAAGTCTGCTTGCTTCATTCTATGTGCAAGTTTTCCTGCTACATATTTATGGTCGTCATATGGATTAACTGATGGCATTTCCCCACGCTCTAGCGCGAGGATGTCATTCTTGGAATTATCGTAATTGATCGTCAGTTCGCTGCCAGCTTCTTCAGCATTCATAAATGGCATAGCGCGAATCATTCTTCCGATGTCCTGCTTGTCTAGATTATTTCCCACATATTGTAATGTGTGATTTATTGCAAGCTGTTTTCCAAGCATAGAGTCTGTATCTGTGCTTACTGCCTCAACTTGAATGCGGTAACAATTCTTTTCTGTGTTTTTAAATTCTGGAATGTTCACCATCTCACTCTTGCCTACCATTGGGATTACCATATCTGGCTCTAGGTATTCTTTAGCAAGTTTTAATAGTGTGTCTGTAATATCTACTGCGAACTCTTCGAATGTCTCGCCAGGATTTAGGAATTTACTTCTGTTCCTCATTGAGAAATATAGAAGCGCGTATGGATCTAGTTTTCCATCTTTAAATTCGCCAGCCTCTTCTACGTTCATCAAACGGTATAACTCCGATATCTCTCCCATCATATACGCGGCGTAGTGGTCGCCGGATTGTCCGGGCAAGATAGTCGGAGCCATTCCACCTGTGACACTGATAGCACGCACGCCAGGGAGTATGCCGGCAGATGTCATCTTAGAGCCATTCTGCAGAATTAACTTAGGATCCCCTAATGTAACCTGTGTCGTGGCTATATGCGAAGCTGCTCTATTGATCTCTACTTGGTACGGACGCATCTGCTTAATTGGAGAACGGTACCTTGCACTCGTAGGAATCTCATCATATCCAGCAAACACGATAGGCCATATGCCAAATGGCAATTCCATCTCTTTTATGATGTGCCCTTGCACCGCTAAGAACAAATACCCCTTTGGAAATTCTTTACATGGACGGTAGTAATGCTCTCGAACTATTACGTGATTCTTTTCTGATGTGTAACTATTTTTGTTAGAATCAAAAATTAAAAATGATTCTTCAGAAGATGACTGGAGATCTGATATCACTTCCTCATCGTCTGTTAGATCTTTTATTTTATCTATGTGTATCAGTTTCCTGATTATAATATATGGAGAATCCTCTATATCCTGCACTTGAGGATCCCGAAGCAGATTCGGGGCGAGGATTCTTTCTATAACAAAATTTCCTGTCATTATGGTTTCAGTCTGTGGCTCACCTGTATCTACGGCTAGAACGATACCGCCCTGCTCATCCATGATCGGGGCGTAACCTTTGATATCGCCGAGCGAGTTGTCAAAGAAAATTTTGCACGCTGTTTCACCAAAGTTTACGAAATCGTGCGCGTGCTTTCTAAGTTTCGCTCTAATCTTTAAAGTCTTTTTATAAAACTCCCAAACGGATTTATTAAGTTCTGCGGTCTTCTGGTCCTGCACTTCCCCTGGGTTGTTTGGAACAATCGTAGTGTTCGGGGCGTGCGTAAGAATTACTCCCGCTATAGTATCTGTAATTTTTTTAACGTGATTTTTTGTAAGACGAAGTTTCTGTGCCTCATTGACACCTTTGACATCTCTTAGTCTCTCATGGAATTTTGAGCCTTGCTTCTGATAGTGCTCGCCTGCTACTAGAAGTAAATTAGATCTCATCTCCGCAAATAGAGCACTGTCAATCTGCTCTGCGTCTTTATAAATGCGGTCTAGTTCCGCTGCGTCTAATTTTTTTTCACTGGCCATGTTACTTCCTTGTTAGTTCGCCTGATGCAAGTAACCTTTCAAACTCCTCTGGATTCTCTATAGCTTTGAGTTCCAGTTCGCGCTCTTTGATTTCAAGTTCTGCATCCTCTAAATCTTCCTGCGACATCTTCCTTAATTCTGTATCAGTTGGTGGAGTAACTGCGAAAGTAGTTGGGTGGCCACCCATATACACTACTAAGAGTTTGCCATATCTTAGTTGCGCTACATTATTCTCCTTCCCACATTTTATAAGTTCTTGAATGTCAACGCAAGTTAATTTTTGCTTAACTGGTCTTCCGCCCTTATTTTTCTCCATTTTGTACCCCTGTCAATATAAATCGTTAAAAAAACTTATCTCGTCCTCAATCTCTTGTAAAGTGTCTTCTCTTGGCAGGAATGCCGCCCTTCTTAGCTCTATGTCACTCATTTCAGGTGCTTTTGCCTTCTCCACTTCTACCATAAATTCGTCAGTAATTGCAGCAAAGTCCCATGGAACTGCTATCGCTGCGTACCTACATACGTCGCAAAGGTCATCTTTTGCGTGTGTTTTCGATACGTTATGCGTTAATGTTGTCAATTCATTGACTAGTTTCCCCAACTCCAACTCATCTGGTATATTGAGCACGTCTAGCATCTTATTCTTAAAGAGCGTGTTCAGGATATCCTCGCCCTTATCATGCGACTTCTCCGCTTTCTGGAATGTCTCCCCTAGTCGACTCGAGTACGTGAAGAAGTCCTTCGCCTGCCAGTCATACACCTGCACAACTGGACGCATATTGCCTCTTAAAATCCTATATTTATCAAGAATGTCGGCGGAAGTTGTTAATATCCCGTCCATCCTGCACGCTTTGAACACCACCCCATACTGCTTATCGGGGCGCACTGCTATAAACGCCATAGCCGCCGGGTGTCCGTCCCCACCGCCGCCTGGGTCCACTGCACTGTACACTTCCCAGTTCGCGGGGATCAGGTGCGTACCTGTTATTTTGTTCTTTAGCCTGAACTGCTCGGGGGATATATAGTTCACATCCCTATTAAAGCTTGGGTATATTAGCCCGCTGTCTACTACAAATCGCCCGTACACTCTTCTTTGGACCTCTGCAGGGGTTGAGCACTTATTCTTAACCCTCTGTATCTTAGCTTTGCTCCAGGCGGTCTTAGTGCCATCCTCGTACGTCAGGCAGTCATACATTGATATCTGTTTTTTAAATGCATCCTTGAACGCCTCGTCTAGGCATCCAACTCTTTCAATGGCTCGGTACCAGAGTTCTTGACCGATTGTAGCTGTGAACACTGCCATGAATAGCCCATCAACCGCCTCAAGTCGCAGCCATAACTCGTCAAATAGCTCAACGGGTAATTCCTCATCAACGAACAGCGCATGTACCGTTCCCGATTGTAGTTTGTTATAGCCACCAGTCCCCTGCGAGTAAGCTCGGAAATATACGGACACTCCACTGTTGAATTTGAGTTCATGTACGCTCCCGTGTTTGTACTCAACCTTCCAGCCCCACGTTGGGTGATCCTTGTAATCCCCCCTCGGTAGAAACTCCGTCACCCACTTCTTCTCGAATTCTATCGTCGATACCTCACGAGATGGGTACAGATACCAGAACTGCTGCGGGCGCGTCTGCCAGTACGTAGGCCATACGTCTGGGTTACCCGCCATCTCTATACACTTCCTTATCGCCGTACTACTCTTCGAGATCTGGTTCGCAGCACACAGGAGATTCATTCTGTTCCTACTCTCGTACATCTCCCGCGACCACTTATAATGCTTGAACCCCCACCTGTGTGGTAGCCCTAACTTCTCATCCTTGAGCGCACGCTCCGCTCTGATTATTTCCTTAAGCTGCTCCGCTGTCTTAACCATTCTGTTCCTCTTCTGGTATTATCTCCTCCTCATCCGACCGCAGGACCGGGGAGAACGTAGCTGCCACCGACTGCTGCCTCACCCGTAACAGCTCCGACTGCAACTCCGAGTCCGACATCGTATCCAGATTCGCATCCATCTCCCGCGCCTTCGCATGTAGATTCAGCGACCGTATATTCTTGTTCACATTCTTCGTCGGCTCCCCGTACAGCCTAGCATCCAATAACTTGTAAATATTTACCATGAGAGACAGCGCCCGTACGTTAGGCTTCCCCTCCGCCATCACGTCGTAATCCAAGAAGTGCCGCATCTTAGATAGCGCCGTCGAGTGCGCCTCCTGCACCAGCAAGTCATGCGGTATCACTGGCTTCAAAAACCACACGAGATTCCCAAGCACGGACAACTCTTTCATCGCCCCACTCTTCGTGGTTATACCAGAACAGAACGCCGGAAAAGTTATTTCCCTCCCCGTATCCTGCGCTTTCTCCACCTCACACCAAAACCTAGTCCTAAGCCTATTTAACTGCGTAGAAGGTTTTACCTCCCGCCTAATATCTACCTCATCCCGCTTCAATAACTCCAGAAGCTCATACCTGTTCGCCTCCATACGCATACGAAGATCAAACGGGAGCAAATGTATAAGGGACTTATCCCCCTCGAAATAGTCCCCTGTAAATGCAGTAGGGGGATGGATAGGGGGTCGGGTGGTTAGGTCTAGCATTAAAGCTCCTTATGATAGATGCTGGCTCTCCCACAGTGTGCCGCCCTAGGGATGTCCAGCTTACCGCTGCGCGAAGCGGCTTCGGGGCACCCTATCTTTCCGTTTTGTACGGGGATCGGGGCACAAACTGCTTATAACTGCATTTAACCTCGAATAACCTCAAAAACGCAACCTTTTTCTTTTTTTATTTTGCGGGCTGTATATTACGTCCACGTTACGCCCCTACCCCCACCCCCCTCCTTAAAAAGAAGCAAAAACCCCGATCCTGTACGCTCGTTCAGTTATGCGGCTAGAACTAAACGCTCATACAGTTATCACGAAGCAAGGCGCGGGGCGTTAACATACAGGGCATAAGGGCTTGATATCATTGTGCTTTGTCATTATGTTGTTGATTGTATTCGAATAGGGCAATTTAGTTTTTGACGGGGGGCGGGAAGTCGCGATACTATGTAAAATTTACTTTGTTTAGTCACGGATAAAAAATATCCTTGAATTGACATGGTGCATTGTAGTATTATGTGGGTACGAAAGGCAATAATGCAAGTGAGTAACACTCACAAAAGGAATGTCATGTATAACTATATTTACCGAGATCACCCAGTCATGATTAAGCAAGGCAGTACGGGTTTATTCTTCTATGTCATTGCCAACAATAACTTTTGCAATACATTGCTAAGTAAAGACAGGGAGGGCAATAGAGATCTCGAGCAAGCTTGTGTCATAGCTGAGTCAATAGTTGACGATGCAATTAATAAAAGGATTAATAAAAGGATTACAAAATGAAAATTAAGCATGTCATTACCATTAGATCATCCAAGCAATTGAGTAACACATTAGACAAGTACGGGCTTACTCAAATATCGCCTAAATATTTACATGACTTGTTTGAGCATTTTTTTGATAGCTCTGACAGTTATGACATAGTTACAACCGATGAGTTTAATCATCGTGTTATCACTCAATGGTTATCGTCGTATAATATTCCATATGTCATGTTAAGAATAACAAGCGAGCAAATTTTCGTAAATCAAGGGGGCAGTAATGAGTAAACTAATTTATTTTCAAGATCCGGGTCACGGTTGGCTAAGAGTACATAAAAAAGAGATCAATAAGCTCGGGCTACAATACCAGATATCAGGTTATAGCTACGAGTCAAAACTATACGTTTACTTAGAGGAAGATCGCGACATGAGCCTTTATTGTAAGGCAATGGGCATAACAAGATTAAGTGAGCTAGACTATATTACCAAACACACTAACAAGAGATCTCACATTAGATCATTACCAGATTATAAGAAACCCGTAGTAAAAACTATCGACCTATTAAATGATAATCAGTTTATCTTAGTTCACATTAACGCTGACGGTGAAACGTCGACAAAAAAGTTGGTGATACTATGAGTAATACAATGACTAATTATCAGCGGGCTGATTATGAGGCAAGGTTATCACATTTTGGGCGCGAAGATATACGCGATAGAAACGACAGTGAGCTAGCTTTGATCGTAGCTAACAGTGAAACGTATTACATGGTTAGAAACCACGTTGTTTTATGGGATATCATAAACGATAGGTTTACGTACACCAGTGAGCAATTAAAACAGTTAGAAAACTATATAGCAGCTGAAAGAAACGCGCTAGATGGTAAGGAGTATTAAACAATGAAATTACAAATTGTATCTAATGGAAATTCAAAACTTTTGAAAGATGGCATTGTTTCGATAAACTTGCCGCCAGTTATTACCTGTCCTAGCGCGGGTGACTGCAAGCGATATTGTTATGCCTGTATAGGTTTACAAGCCATGGGTAATGCCAAACAAAAGAGACTTAATACATTAGAGATCTTTAAAAGATCTCCGAAAGAATTCAAAGATATTTGCATTCAAGAGATTAAACGGGTTAAGGCTAAAACTGTCAGGTTTCATGACTCGGGTGATATCTTTTCACTACGATATCTAAAAACATTATGCGATATATGCGAGTCAATGCCCGAGATTAAATTTTATGCTTATACAAAGTCACTTAAGATACTGGCAAAATTCGGTTGGGATAACTTGCCGCTCAATTTTAAAATCATTCAATCTTATGGCGGAAAGAATGACAGTTTAATAGATAGGGATAAACCTTTTGCGCTCGTTTTGGGTATCGGTGAAGCAATTCCAGTGGGTTTTATCGATGGTTCAGAGAGTGACCTTCCAAGTGCTACGTATGCGACAAAAATTGCCTTGCCAATACATGGCGGGCGTAAAAATAAATTTGCCATTAATAGCAAAATATAAACAAGGAGTATTTATGCAAGACAAATTTGGGGAGAGATGGACTGTAAACAAAATGCGACTAGCAAATATTAAGGCTACATTGGCATTGAATGCCTTGGTTGACAGTAAGGCTACGTGTGACAATTGCGAGGCAGAATGCGACGATACTCACGAGATAAGAGTCAGATACGATGCTTTTAGGTATGGGAAGTCGATAGAAGTATGTTTGAAGTGTAGAGACAAATTGTGTTACGAAGATATGGCAGCAGTAGAAGTATTATAAATTTTATTTAGGAGGTATGTATGGGTTACACGCATTATTTTTACAACAATGGCAAGACAGATCAAAAAAAGTATGACTTAGTTTTGAAAGATATTCGTAAAATCATTAAGGCGAATAGCGAAATACTAGCTAATGGGATGGGCGACATAGGGACAAAGCCAACGACGACGACACGAATTGCATTTAATGGAATAGATGGCGACTCCCACGAAACATTCTTATTGCCTAATGAGGTGTCAAAATTAAGGGACTTCGATTTTTGTAAGACTGCTGCTAAGCCATACGACAAAGTAGTGGTAGCATGTTTAGCAGTGCTACATACCGCAGACATTGGTTTCTCTTGCAGTTCAGACGGTAGCAGGGAAGAGTGCGCCGAGGGAGTGGAGTTAGCCGAGACAATACTAGGCAGAAAATTCAAAAATATAGGAGAGGCATAATATGAATCCAAAACTAGCGGGAATCTACAAAACATTTTTAGTGACTCAATTGGTATTAGAATCAATCAAAGAGTCAGGCGGCGGGCCATCAAGTTTTATATATCTGGCCTTACAGGGTGTTGGAATTAATTTAGACGAGTATCAGCAGCTATTAGCGATGCTCAAAAAAGAGAAGGCTATTGTGGTTAGATCGCATTACATAACGTCGGGTGCAAAATTGGATGAGGTATTAGAGCGTATGACTTCAATGTGTAAAATGATTCGGGAGAGGGGGGAAGTATGAAATATAATTACTACAAATCACAACTAGAAATGTTACAGCCGGACGAGTTCGCTGTTACAATTCAATTGCATGATTTTACGGGGGCAAGAACTAACCACTTATCATTAAATAAGGAATCAATACCTATATTAATAGAGTGGTTAGAAAAGTACGAATATGCAAAACAGAGAATATACTTAGAAGAATTAATCGACGGTAAACCTGCGGATGAGAAGCTACTACGAAAAGAGTATAAAGAATTAACGGGCAAAAACTACAGGAGAGTTTAACCATGACTTACTTAATTTCAGATTGGACAGGTGCTTTTATGTTTGATGGAAAAGAGTTTGAAACATTCGACGATGCTGAAACATACTTATCTAATTACTTGGATGATTATGATAACGAAAGGCAAGAGTACGAAATATTAATACGTGATGATTTAATTGAGGGGGCATAATTATGAAAGATATAATTTGCTGCGCTATGTGGCTAGCGTGTGACACGTTATTTACTGTAGGTGTTATTTATGTAGTGATTCAACTAGTGGAGTAATTATGCGAAAAAAATATTTCTATCCTGAAAAGCGCGTGTGCGTTAGTATCCCGCTTGACGATTACCAAGAGATAGCTGACACATCCAACAGGCAAGGGCTGTCGGTGGCTAGGTTTCTAGCGTTAGCATTAGGTAAGATGCTAGCGACCAAGGGGCTAGGTATTCATGTGGCTAGAACTAAGACCAAGGTAATTAAAATACCCAAGGCGACAATAGAATTACTCGATAAGCTAGGCTACACTGATAACACTGAGCGTCAGGATGTTCTTTATGCATTACTCGGGGAGTTACCGACCTTACTGCGTAATGATAACAATTTTGTGCCTGTGCGGCGGGTTGACCCAAATAAGGTAATAACTCCCATTATTGATTCCTAATCAATCGTGGGGCATCCTGAGGAGGATATATGGCTATCGCAAAGAGAATGTTTTCTATCAAGGTAACGGAGAATGACTTAATAACAACAGTGATTATTGAGGACTCCTATTTTAAAACGTGTATAGAACTATCTTTTGTTAACTATGACGTAGTGTCGGCGGTGAGAACCGAGGAATGGCGTAACTATTTTAGGTTTGTAGACATTCCCGTGCGACACCTTCAGCCATTTGAAGGAGGTAGCTTAGATTTGTTTACCGACGACCTTGAAACCAGCATGCTGTTATACGACGGCTGCGAATGTGCACCATTGCTAGGGTACAAAGTACTTGCAAAATAATACCTGTAAAAAATCAGGCGGTGACAGCAGTGACAGGTGACAGCCCCTTTTCAAAGACTTTTCCATATCGCTATATTTTTACCCTCGGGAGTAAGATTTATTTATACTACTAAACAATATTTACTCCCAAGGGTAATAAAACACTATATCTACTATAGTTTATAGAAAATAGCTGTCACTCTGTCACTCTTGGTGTTTTCCCGATCCATTTCAAATACTTAACGGTGACAGGGCATGTGTCACCGAAGTGTCACTGCTGTCACCAATCTGTCACCCCGCACCCCGATCCGAGCATAATTATCCATGCGCACCACATCATTTAGCCCAACACTTAACGCAGCACATGAAACGCTATGCACAACAGTGACAGATGATTTTTTTCCGAGTAGTTGCATTGCGGGGCATCAATCACAGCCTGAAGTACATCCTTTAGGATGTGATTCTACCGCAAAAATAGTTGCTTAAAATGGAAACTTTAGTAGCTTGTCCCGACCAGTTTGAATCCTATCACGAAGCGTCCTTTGGTGTTATGGCGATACTCTTTGTAGCCCTTTTCCCTTAAAGTAGTAAAGAATTTAGAGTTTGCCATAATATGCTTGCCTGTAGTGTATTCTGGTTTATTCTTAACCCAATCACAAAAGGCTTGAAATATTTCTTTTCTGGATATTTTATCCTCAGGTGATTCCACTATGGTATCGGCTAGTGAGCCGTCCTTGATATCCTCTATAAAGGCGTGGATATCATCATTACTAACTTGCCATTCTTGGATAAACTCTAATCCGGAAGCGGGGACTGAGTAGTGTCCGTGGCAGGACTCGAGGAGGTCATGCATTCCTTTGATTGCAAAGTTTAGGATGCCCTGGGGGTTATGTGCCCAGCATAGGTCGTCCCATCTCTTGGTGGTTTTGCGTAGTTCTGGGGGTAGGCTCTCCTCGCCCTCGGTGAGGGACTTGCCGAAATAAACTAGTGATATCCTACGGACTAGTGCGCCGGACTTCTCAAAATTAGGGGGGAGGGTATTACAGGCGAAGATGTGTATAGCAGGGAGGGGTACGACTTTAGCGGTCTGATACTTGCGGTCGATGGTAATCGGTGCCCGATCCTCAATCTGTTTAAGAATGGACTCTTCCATGGGGGTGCGGGAGTCTAGCTCGGCGACGATATTAATATGTTTGCCAACCATATTAGAATAGGCAAACCCGCTTCCCGATAAAGGAACGTGACTGATATTTTCTTCGCCTATGAGGCGGGATAGCAAGCCAATGATAGAGGACTTGCCTGCGCCCTTAACACCAGTGAGAAAAAATATGCGGGGGTAGGCGTGCAGCAGACAAGCCCCGAACATCTGTGCAAGACACCTTATCTTCTCGTCCTTATCAGTGTCAGAGCTATACTGGTACTGCAGGAAGGTTTCGAACATAGAGTTCGATTCCGCAGTGTCCGTAGTGTAGTCACCAGGGAGGACGTAGTTCATGAAGTCGGATCTATTGTGCGAGCGAAACTCGAGCTTGCGCTCGTCAGTGTAGTGAACTGTGCCATTGTTAAAATTAGCACGATTATATTGCGGGGATAGGATGGACGTGGAGCGGGGGTTATATGGGATGTACTTAAGAAGGGTGTCATACGCGGCATCAACTTTATTCTTAGTTGCTTCGAAACGATACACCTTGCCTATGATCTCGCGGATACGTTGCAAAAATGCGGGGGTGACTTTCTCCCAATACTTGCCGTTCCATTTAAAAATATCTTTCTGGGTTTCCTTCGCCTCAGCACCCTCTTTGATTAGGTCGGAAGTTTCCCAGTGCACCTTGCCTAGCTTCTCATCAAACTCAATGCCTAGAATACTTAGTGTGTACACTACGACTTCCATTTCCTTGGGAGATTTAGATAGCTCGCCATTCCTTGCGGCATCCATTGCGAAATTAGCAGAGCGTAGCTGTAGAGGTACTTTTACTTTTCCAAAGTGTGGACACTTCTCGCATCCTTCCCAGCGCATGCTAATATCTTGGCAAGTTCTCGGCGGGGTCTTATCTCGCGCCTGCTCGAGCTTGGCGGCTTTGTCCATGCGGTCAATAGTGGGACTAGAAAAAGAGTTAAGCCCTTCCCATGCGGTAACGTCGCCATCGTCTAGGAACGCGGCTATGCCTAGAAAAGCGTAAGCCTGTGGCTCGTGCACGTCCAGCGTGCCGTCGAGGCAGGACTTCATGAAGAGACACTCCGTCCTTATATATGCAGCGTCGGGTGCTAGGTACTCTTGCGTGGTGGGTGTAGAATCTTTTGATAGTATCGTGTCTAACTCTAGCTGAAGCCCCGCGCCTTTCATCTCTCGGTAGGGTGTGAGTTCTGCGAACGTGCAGGTCGCGCCAGTGCCAAAGGGATCTGTAACAGGCTTTCTATTCAACGTGCCTGGGAGTCGCATGAGTCTGCCAGTGCTCCACACGGAGGTGTCTACGTCGCCGATCAGTGCTGACGCTTGTAAAGCGTTAGCAATTCTTGTACATGTAGCTAGATAAGATTTCTTATGCGTAAGAAAATAATTCGCATCACTCCACTCTTCCGCGCTCTTAACTATGAACTGAATCCCGTTCCCCGAATATACTACAATCATATCGGTAAGCGGGATGCCTAGTGCAGTAGATACTACGGGCAAATAATCCTCGCGCTGCTCTTGTAGTATGTGATCAATATCAAAAGGGATTACACTCTGTTTGATAAAGGCGCGCTTGTTAATATATTTCTTGCCGTCCTTTGTAGTCATCTCGCGGGACTCAATGTCGCACATCGTGTAGAATAAATTGTACCCATCTCTCTCATCTATTTGCTTAGTTAGCTTTGCGTAGGCTTCTTCACTGAAGAGGTAGTTGATGTCTCTACATACTAGATTCTTGTACGCTACATCTCTCACTTCCTGCTTACCCTTGTATGTGTAGGGACGTAACTGCCTAATATGGGTACGAGTGGACATAATTTCTCCTGAGTTTGCGGTTTATGAAGGTTTAGAATATTGACAAGGCATTGAGGTGTCAAGTAGATTGTAGGCGGCACCTTAGGCCTCTTCAAAAATGTCTATCCTTCTTTGCGGTTGTATGATATTCCGAAAACCTTTGGTGCCCCATATCAAAGAAAGTCCTTGACACTTCAAAAAACATTCAGTAACGTATCGCTATTATTAACCGCCGCAAAGGAAAATAAAAATGAACGCACTCCAAAGAGTCATGCAAGACTTAACCTTGTATGTACTGCCCCTACAAGAAGAATGCAACTGCCAGATCTGGATTGAGTACAGCCCACACGTTAACTGGATTGATTACCGAGTATGCGCAGGCAAGTGGTATGAAAATTCTGAGATGATCAAGGGAACACTACACCTTAATATGGAAGCAGGTTCCTGGGACGTAAGTGCATTTGTTAAAATGCTAAAAGAAAAAATTGCCGCATTACATACTACTGCGTGGGATAAACTACTACGCGAAAGACAAGACTTAATAAATGAAAAATTAATACGTGAGAAGAAAGGAGAAACTTATGTTGGCTGTTGATCATGACTTTTATTCTGCGTGCTCGGAACTACTTAAAGGATTGCGTGACATGGAAGGATCCGCGTGGATCGTGGACGCAAGTAATACTACGATAACAGATGTTACAGATAGAATTGAGCAGTTACAGTTAGACATTAAAAAAATTAAGGCCGCGTATAACTTAGTAGTCGCTTCTAGAGGGGAGGAAGAATATGAATCAGACGATTAAATTTCAAAAGGGAGATGTCGTAACATTTGGTGGCACAGAGGGAGAAGTAATTGAGGTTCGTACAGGACACTCCCAACCTATACTAGTTAGTTTTGAGAATGGTATGTTTAACAGTACTTTTACTGAGGATGGAAGATATTTTATTTATCATTCTGAGCCGCTGTTAAAACTCAAGTTTCGCCCAAAGAAAAAAGTTAGCTACTGGTTGGCACATTCTAAAACCGATGGCCAAATATGTTCAACCAGCGCCCTATATAAAGACCGAGATAGACTTCTGCGGGCAATAAGTATGGACTTGAATGCATATGCCGTGGTAGAAGTAATTGTGGAGGAATAAATGAAAGCAGCAATTACAATTAAGCTAGATGTGGAGAATGGTACCGCGCTTGCTACGCTGCTTGAGGATTTAAACTACGCGATTAATAGAAATCAGGGCATTAAATTACTTGACACACTTGTGGTAGCCTCCGGTGCGCTAGTAATGCCGAAGAAGGAGAATTAAATGGAAGTATTTTTAATAGTTGGAATGTTAATAATGGGGTTCGTGGGAGTCTTAGGGGATGACAGCAAAAAGATATCGCCCCCTATTGAGTGCATAATAAAATATTTGCCTACTCCTACCCCCGTCCCATATTACAATGAAAAGTATTCGAGTGGAATACTAAAGGCGAGGATCTAGTGCGCTTCCATCATTTGATAGGCAAAACAATTACGAATGCAGTTGAGAAAAAATTAAAAGGTCATGATGACAGAGGTTTTTTAGAATTAACATTCTCCGACTGCACACAAGTTATAATTGCTAGTTCGTATGGTGGCTATACCGGAAAAAGTTATGATGAGTATCCTACCACTATCGGATGCTGTTATAAAAAGAACTTCAAACAGGAACTGGAGGATTTAAGGAAATGAAATATAGAATACAGCAAAAAGACGGGAAGTTTAAAATTCAGTACAAACTATTTTTTATGTGGTGGGATGGTAGAAACGGATTTGATGAAGTTGCGTTATTTAGCAAGCTAGAGAACGCGGAACATGCAATACGAGTAAGAGAAGAACAGGTAGCGGCACTACGACGTAAATGGCAAGTAGTAAAGGAGATAGACAATGGATAGACTAATTTCTTTTCACAGATTGCACGATGAACTATTTTGTGACGTTGAATGTACATGTCAGCGCCCGAGCATCTATCCGTATGTTAGTTTAATACGATTGTATGGTCATTATGATGACTGCTTCTTTAACGTAATAAACGAACGGAAAAGATCTTTCGTATGCCCCGCATGTGGTGCTGAAATAAAATACCGCTGGACTAAGGCGGGTGTGGCCGTATGGGATTCCTAAGATGACACGGCATAATCTAGATGTAAAAAGATTAGACGAACTCAACAGAGCAAGACTTTTCTTCTACCCACTAGCTAAGATTATAAGCCAGAATCTTAATGACGATCCTACGTCTGCCTACCACCTAGTGCGCC